ATGCTGTCGACCGCTGCGCGCGAGCACACCCCGCCCGGTCCTGAGGACGGACTGTTCGTTGACGGGCCGTCGATTCTGCCGCTGCTTCCCGCGATGCACATCGTCGCGCCCAACGCCGGCGGCTGGGCGTGCGTCCGCCCCGCACACACCGGACAGCCCTGCACCATTCAGCTGCCCCAGGCACTCGATCGTGCGTGACCGAATCAGGCACCGTGCCCGCGTTGACAACGCTCTGACCTGCGGTCCAAACTAAAGATCACCTGCAACACCCATGCCCTCAGCCCGGTACGCCGGTTGGGGGCATTCGTGCGCCTAGGGGGTGATCGCGTGATCGGCCCCGATGGCGAGGAGTACTGGACGACCAAGCAGGCCGCCACCGCGATGGAAGTCTCGCCGTCCACGATCAGCACCTGGCGGACGAACGGCTACCTCACGCCCGCAGACGGCTCGCCGCCCCGCCGCCCCATCTACCGGCGCAGCGACGTCGTCAAGGCCGAGCGGCTCGCCTACGAGGCGGCGCTCCGCACCAGCGGCAGTATGAAACGCACCTCGCGTGCCGCGTTCGCCGGCTGAAACCCGCCGCGCTCCAGACTGCGCACCCCCAGGGCTTCAAGACCTGGGCTGAGTGCGCCCTCCGGGCCTGTCCTTCGCGCGAGGCAGGACGCCCCGGAGATTGAGCGGCCCTTCGCCCCTTCGACCCAAGCGGGGGGTCACGGGGCGAAGGGCCGCCTCCTTACTCGGCGGCGCTAGCCAGCACCTTTCCTCGCCGCCATGCCAGACCGCCCGCCACCGCGGCGCCGATCCCAGCAACGATGACCGCGGCCATCGGCAGCGCGACCAGTTGTGTCCGCTGCCGTGCGCACGCCTGGTTCGTCGAACCGAAAGCGTCCTGCGCCGGGCCCAGCAGTTCGCCAGGGAAGTTCGGCCCGAGGTCCGTGCTGAGGGACTTCGGGCGGTACACCGACCCGCACTCGAACTCGCCGGCCGACACCGGCACGAACCCGAGCCACACGCCCACGAACGCCAGGGCAATGCCCAACGGCAGCAAACGATGCATGATCGCATCCCACATCAGCGCGCGCCCGCACGTGCGCAGATACACCCCCGCCCGGCCTCATCCGGCCACTCCAGCCGAACACGACCGGAGACCCGCGATGCACGACACTCCCGCGCCCCAGACCCTAAGCACGAGCAAGCCGAGACAGTGGCCCCGGGCGCTCGCCCGCCTCTTCCCAATCAGCCACGAGAAGCCGGCATGAGCGAAGTCGCCCTGCCGCTGAAAGTCGTCCTGGACGGCCTGACCATCGCCGAGGTGCCGGTCCGCTGCGAGCTCAGCACCGTATGGGAAGCCGTCGACGCCGCCCCGGTGCCGGTCCGGCGAGTGCAGGCCATCGTCCACGCCTCGACGCTCGCCGACAACATCGCCGGCGAACTCCGCAAGCTCGCCGACACCCTCGAAACCCGTCCCTCGGGCAGCGTGATGAGGGATGGCCTGCCCGCAACCGCGGCCGCTCAGTCTCGCCTCGCCCACCCGCGAAGGAACCCGCATCCGTGAAGAAGGACGACGCCACCCGCGAGCTCGCCAGGATCACGCAGGCGTTGCAGTGGGCCAGCGACCACCTCACCCGCCTGGACGAGTCGAACGCCGCCCGGCAACTTGCCTCCGTGGTCTTGTACACGCCGCTCACCGTGGCCGTGCAGCGCGCCGCCCAGGCCGCCGCCAAGCTCCGCGAGTACCTCACCGAGCTGCCCGTCGACGAGTCCGCGCAGCGAGCGCTGGCCCAGATCGTCGCCGACCTGGACCGCTGCCCCCACGGCCGCCACGAAGGGGACCCGTGCGTCGGCTGGACCGGACCCGGCCTCTACACCGGCGGCTGCGAAGGCGGCATCTCCCTCGGCAACCCGCACCTGAAGACCGGTGACCACCTCGGCTACACCTACGCCTCCAACCCGTACGTGATGCCCGAGCGGGGCCGCCGCAACGACCCCGAAGCCTGGAAGGCCTGACCCGCGATGAGGATCTTCTACGACTGCGAGTTCAACGAGGACGGCACGACGATCGACCTCGTGAGCATTGGCCTGGTCGCTGCCGACGGCCGGGAGTTCTACGCCGTCAGCAGCGACTTCGACCGCCGGAAGTTCTTCGCCAACGACTGGCTGGTCGACAACGTGTGGCCGACGCTGCCGCAGCGGCCGGACCCGCCCGGCGTCCGCTGCCGCTGCCTGCACGGGCACCTCGACCTCGAACACCCCGACGTCCGGCCGCGCGCGCAGATCGCCCGCGCCGTCCACGCGTTCATCGCCGCCACGCCCGACCCGCAGCTGTGGGCCTGGTACGGCGCCTACGACCACGTCGTGCTCGCCCAGCTGTGGGGCCCGATGAGCGCGCTGCCGCCCGGCGTCCCGATGTGGACCAACGACCTCAGGCAGGAAGCCGAACGGCTCGGGAACCCGCCCCTGCCCGACCAGCCGGCAGGCGTCCACAACGCCCTGGCCGACGCCCGCCACAACAAGGTCCGCGCCGAGGTCCTCGACCGGCTCAACGCAGAACGGAACCCCGCGAAGTGAAGACGATCATCTGCGCCCTCAACGGCGCCGACGCCGACAAGGCCGCCGACGCCCTCGGCATCGAGCCCGCTGACCGGCTCCACACCCACCAGCTCGACCGCCTCGCCGACGAACCCACGGTCGATGTGACGGTCACGGGCGCGTTCTCGCGGCACCCGGACGCGGGCCAGGTCTGGCAGCAGGTCCGGGACGCGGTGCAGCAGGTCGACGACCCGCCGATCCTGCCGACGCACCCGCCCCTGGTCAACGCCGTCTACACCACGGTGGTCGACCCCCTCACCGTCGACACCCTCACCGCCTTGATCGAGCCTTTCGCGAGCCGCTACGGCCGCACGGTGCCCGTGGCGGACGCCGCCCGCACCTTCGCGGTCGTCCTGGAACGCCAGCGGGTCGCCTACGAGAGCGCGCTCGCCCGCGCGCACGCCGAATGATCCCGACGGTGGTGTGCGCCCCCGGCTACCGCGAGGGTGTGAGGGAGGCGCGCACCCACGGCATCCCTCACGACGCCCTAATCATGGCGGGCGGCGTGCACCGGCTGCGTGGCCTGCTCGGCTTCAACGTCCTGGTGGTCGAGGGATTCAGCCAGCGCCACGACGCGATCGAGACATGGGCACTGCTGCTGCAGCGCGCCGAGCGGAGCCGCGCCAGCTCGGCGGGAAACCTCGTCCTGCCGTTCTGGCCGCCGCCCCACACCCACCTGTACCGCGCGGACGTCGACGACGGCGCGGTGTACGCCCTGACCCGTCTGCTGGAGCCCTTTGCGACCGGCACCCCGCCGATGGTGCCGCTGAACGTGGCTGCCACCGTCGCCGCCGATCTCCTCGAACGGCACACGGTCCGCACCGCGCAGCCTGGGGGCGGTGATGGCGAGCCACGACCAGGAGCCGCAGCCCGACCGTCGTGACCGGCGGGTCGTGGAGGCCGCGGCGGCAGTCCTGGCCGCCGGCCTGACCGCCACCGCCGCGGCGGCAGCGCTGCGCCGGGCACTCCAGCCGCTCCGCCTCGCCGCGGCCGCGATCCGCGCCGCCGTCGACCTGGCCGCCCGCATCCTGCCCGACCGCCCGCCCCGCGCCACCGGCCGCGCCCAGCGGCAGGACCGGCGCGACGCCCACAAGTACCGGGCGTGGTACCTGGTCAACGCGGCCCGCCGCATCCACACCGCGATCAAGACCCGCAGCAGAGGCGAAACCGTCGCCGACGCCGTTCGCAAGGCACTGCGCCCCGAGTCGCGATACCTCCGGCAGCACCTGGCCGCCCAGCAGAACCGGCGCCGCACCGCGATTGAGGTGGACCGCCTCGCCGCCATCTACGGGGACCGGCTCGGCTGGTACGCCGTCCGAGACGGCTCCACCACCGCCGACTGCCGCCACGCCCACGGCCGCGACTTCCTGCTGTCCAAGCCGCCGCGCATCGGGCTGCCCGGCTCGGTCCACTCCCGTTGCCGATGCCGCCCCGGACGCCCTTGGGGCACCCGGCTCCTCACCTAGAAAGGCCACGCATGGACTTCGGCCAGGCCCTCGAACGGCTCCGCGCCGGGGAGAGGCTCACCCGCGAAGGATGGAACGGCAAGGGCATGTTCATCGTGCTCCAGGCCGGCTACCCGCACGGCATCCCCATCAACGCCAACACCGCGCAGGCGACCGGCATCAAGCAGGGCACGGTGTGCCGGTTCCGCCCCTACCTGATGATGCGGACCGTCGACGCCGACTTCGTGCCCTGGGTCGCGTCCCAGACCGACATCCTCGCCACCGACTGGGCCACGGCCTGACCTCACCTGTGAGCTACTCGCGCTCCTGGTCCCGCTCGCCGGGCGGGGATGCCGGGAACGCGCGCGGCTCACCGGTCTCCTTGTCGATGGCCCAGACTGCGTCGACCTCGCCGGCGAGGATGCTGTCGAGCAGCCGGTCGCTGGGCGATACCTCCGGCTCCGGCACCGGCCCGGTCTGGGGGGCCAGACGTCGCCGCCGGTAGTACACCGCCCGCCGCTCACCGTCCCGGCCGCTGGCGTCGCCGGTCACGTCGACGCCTTGGCCATGAGGTCCTCGCCGCGGATCTCCCGGCGGCAGTGCGGGCACAGCGCAGGCAGCTCCAGGCTGCGGCGGCTGCGGGTCTTGGCGTCTTCGGGGAGATCCTTCCGCCGGATCGTCTCCTCGCAGTGCGGGCAGCTCCCCGGCAGTTGCAGGGTGCGGGGTGCCCTGGGGGAGTACTTTCCCCCGGTTCCCTTCGGGCGGCCCGCGCCCGCGCCCTTGCCCGGCTTGCTGGCCTGCCACTCCCGGAAGGTCGACATCCGCCAGAACGGGACCCGCCCGAGCACGGTGTCCTCGCCGGGCATGTCGCCGGCCCTGGCCTGCGGGGTCCCGCGCCGGGCGTTGTGCCTGGACCGGTTCGCCTCGACGGTCGTCTTCTTCACCCCCTGGAGGGCGGCCCACACGTCGATGTTGATGAGGGCCTCGGGGGGGATGTCCGCCGGGTCTGCGGGGATCTCCGCCGGGTCCTGCAAGACAATAATCCCGTCAAGGTTCATGGAGGCAGAATACTGCGCCGCAACTCGCAGGCAGCCCCTGCGGGCCAGTATCGGCCGCGCCGCCCCCGCGCCATGCCTACCGGCCGCCAGCCGGACCTGTGCTCTCATGCCTCTCATCCCTCCTGTCGTGCCCGGTAGCCGGTCACCCGCAGCAGGCAGGGCCCCGCCCCCGCTGAACAGGGGCAGGGCCCTACCGGCTGCCCGAGGTCACCCGTCCTGGGCCACCGCCGGCTGCGCCAGCTTGGCGGCCATCTCCTCGGCCGACATCCGGCCCTGGATGTCGTCGTATCCGAACCGGTCGGTGTGCAGCCGACCTCCTGTCTTTTGTGCCTTGGTCGCGGCCTCCACGGTGAGGACCGCCGTGTGTATTCCGAGGTGCTGCCACGGCACCGTGAGCGTCTTGGGGTTGACGCGGATCACCTCGTACCACCGGCCCCGGTGCAGCGCGAAGTCGCCCGCGGTGAAGTCGCCGGGACCCCACACCTTGGCGCCCTGCTCCTCCAGGCGCTCGACGTGCTCCCGCCAGTAGGCCAGTTGCCCGTCAGTCTGCTCCCGCATGGTCCGCAGCCTCACCACCGCTGGGCTGTCGGGCACCGGCGCGTCCGTACGGCGCAGCATCCGCCGGATCCAGCCCCGCATCCGCTCCGCCCGCCCGCCCGGCTCGGCCTCCACTGCGGCGCGCTCCTGTGCGTCGGCGAGCCGCCGGTCCAGGGCCCGCAGCTCGGCCTCCAGCTTCGCGATCCGCCGCAGCGTGGTCGGGAGCGACTCCCGCCGGTCCTGGTACTTGGCCGCCGCCGCGGACCGCGCCGCCCAGTACTCGCCCCGCTTCATGTCCTTGACCGCGATGCCGTCGCTGCGCCACATCCGGTCGAGGAAGTTGCGGTGCCTCCGTTCGGAGTGGTGACCGACCAGGATCGGCTGCCCCATCGGGATGTGCGACATCCGCTCCCGGTTGTGGGCCCACCGGGCCGCACCGGCCCGGGCAGCGCGTGCGCCCCGCGTCCCGTACCGCTCGGCCCGGTCCTCCGCCCGCTCGTTCCGCTCGGCCTCGGCCTCCGCGAAGTCCCGGCCCCGGGAGGCGTCGTCGACCTCCACCGTGACGGTGTAGCCGGCCTCGCGGAGCCGCCTCTCGGCTTCACGGATCACCACGGTGTTGGACACCCAGTCCCGCGAGTGCGGGAGGTACCAGGCATCCAGGTTCCGGCTGAAGCGGAACCCGCAACCTCCCTTGCCGCCGAGGATCTGCCCGGTCCCGTCACCCCGAGCCGTGCCGTGCACGAGGGTCCCCTCGGCGAGCGTGTGCGTGATTGTGATGGTCATGACGGATGTCTCCTGTCTTCAAAGGGGGGTGGGCCCCGTCCGGGCGGGCGGACGGGGCCCCGGCTTAACGGGGGAGAGGGTCAGGCCGCAGCCTGCTCGGGCGCCTGCTCGCGGGACCGCCGCTTGAACTCGGCGAAGGTGATCCGGCCGTGCTCGCCCCAGAAGGCCACCAGCTCCTCGGACGCGTACTTGCGGGCCCGCGACCACTGCCCGGAGAACAGGCTGTACGGGTCCACCCCGGCCGCCTTCCCAACCCGGTTGAGCAGGTTCCCGCGGGTGTACTCCTCGGCCAGCAGGTACTGCGAATGCACCCAGTCCTGGTAGGCGTCGCGCAGGCCGGCCTCCTTGGCGCGCCGCCTGGCCTGCCGCGTCGCCTTCTGCCGCGCCTTCTCATCGACCTTGTCCCGGCGGTCGGCTTCACGCAGCACCGCGTCGGCCACGAACGAACGCCGGTTCCACCGCTGGAAAAGGTCGGCGAGCTCCTCGTCGGTGAGGGCCTGGAGCCGTTCGGGACGGATGGCGCGGCGGGCGGGGCTGAGCGTGTGCGCCAGCGCGGTCAGGGTGGCCTTGAGCATGATCAGCCTTTCAGGGGGCGGTTAGGAGAGCAGGTCGGTGGTGCCGCAGGGGTCGGGCTCGGGGAACAGCGCGTCCTGCTGGTAGTCGGCCTCCGGGCCGGCCTCGGCGTCGAAGGCGCGCGGTCCCATGTCCAGCCAGGACCGACTCCCGCCGGTCTGGCTTGCCTGGGGCTTCGAGTCAGCTGCCATGGGTCAGACCGCCGTGACGCTGGTCGCGCGCCGGGGGCTGATGCTCCCGCGGTAGCGGATGTACAGCTCGGGGCAGTCCCATCCGGGCTGCTCCACCACTTCGACGACCGTGCCGACCCTCCACTTGCCGGGGTCGAACTCGAAACGGACCTTCCGTCCGACGCTGATCTCGCCCATGTGCTCTCTCCTGGTTCCGTTCCTGCCTTGCTGCCAACACCTCCAAGGTATGGCAATTTAATAATCAAGTCAAGTTAAGCAGGCATGAATATTGGATGCTTGCACACCGCCCCGGCAGGGCCGTCCGGCAGGGCTGCACACCGCCCCGGCAGGGCCGTCCGGCAGGGCTGCACACCGCCCCGGCAGGGCCGTCCGGCAGGGCTGCCACCGCCCCGGCAGGGCCGTCCGGCAGGGCTGCACACCGCCCCGGCAGGGCCGTCCGGCAGGGCTGCACACCGCCCCGGCAGGGCCGTCCGGCAGGGCTGCACACCGCCCCGGCAGGGCCGTCCGGCAGGGCTGCCACCGCCCCGGCAGGGCCGTCCGGCAGGGCTGCACACCGCCCCGGCAGGGCCGTCCGGCAGGGCTGCCACCGCCCCGGCAGGGCCGTCCGGCAGGGCTGCACACCGCCCCGGCAGGGCCGTCCGGCAGGGCTGCACACCGCCCCGGCAGGGCCGTCCGGCAGGGCTGCACACCGCCCCGGCAGGGCCGTCCGGCAGGGCTGCACACCGCCCCGGCAGGGCCGTCCGGCAGGGCTGCACACCGCCCCGGCAGGGCCGTCCGGCAGGGCTGCACACCGCCCCGGCAGGGCCGTCCGGCAGGGCTGCACACCGCCCCGGCAGGGCCGTCCGGCAGGGCTGCACACCGCCCCGGCAGGGCCGTCCGGCAGGGCTGCACACCGCCCCGGCAGGGCCGTCCGGCAGGGCTGCACACCGCCCCGGCAGGGCCGTCCGGCAGGGCTGCACACCGCCCCGGCAGGGCCGTCCGGCAGGGCTGCACACCGCCCCGGCAGGGCCGTCCGGCAGGGCTGCACACCGCCCCGGCAGGGCCGTCCGGCAGGGCTGCACACCGCCCCGGCAGGGCCGTCCGGCAGGGCTGCACACCGCCCCGGCAGGGCCGTCCGGCAGGGCTGCACACCGCCCCGGCAGGGCCGTCCGGCAGGGCTGCACACCGCCCCGGCAGGGCCGTCCGGCAGGGCTGCACACCGCCCCGGCAGGGCCGTCCGGCAGGGCTGCACACCGCCCCGGCAGGGCCGTCCGGCAGCTCTGGACCAGTAGCCGGCACGGTGGCCGTCGCCAGGCATGCAAAACCCCCGGCAGGGTGACCCTGCCGGGGGTGGGAGCCGGTGGCTCAGTCGATGGCGCGGCGGACACCGCTGGGGCTGTTGACCCGGGCGTCCCCGATGTCGGTGTTGCGCCCGTCCTGCCTGCCCTTGGCGATCGCGTCACCGTTCCTGACGCGCTGCGTGCTCAGCTTGCCGGTGTGCGGGAACTTCTGCTTGTACCAGTCGCGGATCCGATCCGCCTCGGTCCGGAGCACCAGGGCGTTGCCGGGGGCTTCGTCGGCCAGTTCGCCGACCCGCGCCCGGATCTTGTCGCCGAGTCCGAGACCGTAGCCGCGGATGTAGTCCCAGACCCACTGGTCGGTCACATCCGCGATCCGGTCCTCGGACCAGTCGCGGTGCTGGCGGCGGAGCTTGGCCTCGTGCTCGTCGCCCGCCTTGTTGGCGGCGCCGACCATCTGAAGCTGCACGCTGGAGATCAGGATCTCGATGCTGGCCAGCAGGGAGCGGGTGCCCACCACGGTCATCTCGCCGCTGTAGGTGTCGCAAAGCGCCTCGGCACCCATGGCCTTGAGCATCGGGTACACGGTCTCGAAGAACACCGTCTCGTGCTCGGTGGGGAGTTCGAGGATGAGCAGGGTGACCTCCTCGGGGGCGTCCCCTCGCGCCGCCCGGATCTGGGCCTCCTCGATGCCCTTGGCCTTCATCAGCTTGGCCGCCTTGGCGGCCAGGGCCTCCGCCTCCTCGCGGGGGGTGTTGGGGTGCTCCGCCTTGTTGAGCAGCGCCCTGATCGTGCCGACGTAGTCCTTGGCCATGTTGGGCCCTCCGGGTAGTGGTGGCCGGGACCGTGTGTCCCTGCCGATGACCAGAACACTATGGCAATCCAATAATCATGTCAAGCTCAACATGGAAAGTAGGCCTTGACCAGGACAGGTACCCGCCGCACCGACCGTGCCACCCCCTGCCGTACCGCATCCCGTCTTTCCGTCATTCCTGGCAACAGGCAGGGCCGCACAAGGGAAACCCTGGGGAAGATGCCGGGACCCCCTTCCGGGCCGCTCCACACCCCCTACGGGGCCGAGAGCCGGAAGGCTCCGATCAACCCTCCACAATCCCAACCAGCCATGATAAGAATATTGACATGCCAGTGATTGAGATTGAGGGAGTCACTCCCTCCGCCACCCTCCGCCAGGAGCTGGCCCAGGCCGGCCGCACGGTCCTGCTCAGCTTCAGCCGCGGCAAGGACTCCCTCGCGGCATGGCTCGCCCTCCGCGACGCCGGCGTCCAGGTGATCCCGTACCACCTGTACCTCGTCCCCGGCCTGCGGTTCGTCGAGGAGAGTCTCGACTACTTCGCGGACTGGTTCGGCTGCGACGAGCCCATCCTGAACCTCCCGCACCCCTCGCTGTACCGGTGGCTGAACGCGCTGACCTTCCAGCCGCCCGAACGCTGCCAGGTCATCGAAGCGGCCAGACTCCCCGAGTACACCTACCGCGAGCTCAACGACCTCGTCCGCCAGCACTACGGCCTGGGCGAGGACGCATGGGTGTGCGACGGAGTCCGCGCCGCGGACTCCCCGAACCGGCGCATGGCCCTGAAATCTCACGGCCCCATCAACACCACCGCCCACACCCAGAAAGTCGTCTGGGACTGGCGCAAGGCCGACGTCATGGGCGCCATCGAAACCGCCGGCGTGCGACTCCCGCCCGACTACCTGTGGTTCGGTCGATCCTTCGACGGCCTCGACCGCCGGTTCCTCGCCCAGATGAAGACCTACGCGCCCGACGACTACCAGCGAGTGCTGGACTGGTTCCCACTCGCAGATACGGATACCTACCGTGCCGATCTCTGACGAGGTGCGCCGCCGCCTGGAGATGCTGTCGGGCCGCGGCGCCACCGCGCCGCCCCCCGCCGACCAGACCGACCAGGCCGAGCCCGACGAACCGCAGATGCGGCCCGGCGACGAGGACGCCACCCCCGAGGAGTTGGAGAAGCGCCAGGGGTTCCGCGACCGCGCCCGCCGCGAGGACGAGCGGTTCCGGCTGGCCACCGACTCCGAGTTCTGGCTCGCCCTGTGCTTCCGCGACCCGCAGGACCCGGCCCGCTTCTGCCGAGCCGCCGGGATCACCCCCGACGGCCGCTACATCTCCGGCCCGCGCCTCGCCGAGGTAGCCGGCAAGACCACCTTCCAGAGCGCCCGCGACCGCGCCAAAGCCCTCCTGGCCGCCCGCGCCCTCCCCGCCACCGGCGAATCGGTCACCGACCGCCTCACCTCCAGCCCGCACCCCGACCCCCTCGCCGGGCTCACCGGCCAGGGCGGCTTCCAGCAGGAATGCCTCGAAGAGCTCACCGCCCTCCGCGAAGCGTTCAACAACACCGACCCCGCTCCCACCAGCGTCCTGGACTCCCCGCACTGGATCGCCGTGGTGTTCCCCTCCCGCGAAGCCAAGGAACAGTTCCTCGCCGACACCGGCCTGGACATCCTCGGCGACAAGTACCTCGACGGCCACCAGGCCGCGAGCACCCTGAAGATCCGCCTAGGGAAGTGAGGTCCCTGATGCGAAACCGCATCCGCAACGCCTTCGCCGGCCTCCGTCGGCGAGGCAGCGGCGACAGCACGCCGCCGCCGTCCCGTCGCGCCGCGTCGCCCGGCCGAGGCAGGGCGTCGGGCACCTAACTCGATGCCCAAGCGCGGCACCAGACCGCCCACTGCCCCCCAGGCAGAGGCAGCCGCGCTGGAGCTGGTCGACGGGGACACCCAATCCCAACCCGGGCCCGTCCCCGTCGACCCGCCCGAGTGGCTGTCCGAAGACGCCACAACGCTGTGGCACACCTTCGCGCCGCACACAGCCCCCGGAACACTCACCCCAGGCACGGCCTCCGCTTTCGCGCTCTACTGCAACGCGCTGGCCACCTACGCCGAGGCCGACCAGATGGTCCAAACCGCCGGTGTACTCATCGCCGATGGCCAAGGACTGGCACCCAACCCAGCCCTAGCCATCCGCGACCGCGCCGACACCACCATCCACCGATGGGCCAACCTGTTCGGCCTCCTCCCAGACCCCCGCACCGCAGCACCAGCCGGCACCGACCGGCCACGGACGCTGCCCCACCTGGTAGAGGGGTGAGACCGTGTGCCTCCACGTATCGACGACGACACCCGAGCCAAGATCCTCAAGGACATCAAGGCCGGGAAGCTCGCACGCAACGCCATAGCGCGCAAGCACCACGTCAGCGTCGGCACCGTCACCAACATCGCCAAAGCCGCCGGACTCACGCGTGCATTTGACCGGTCAAACCACAAAACCGCGCGTGCGCGCGAGGCCAAGAAGTTCGACGCAGAGGCGGCCCGCGCCCAGCTCCTCATCGACCTGTACGCCGACGCCCAACGGTTTCGGCGACGGGCATGGGAGCCCTACACCCAGATCGTGTCGGGGCCAGCCGGCACGGAACTGGTCACCACGAAGCTTCCACCGCTTCGTGATCAGCAGGCCGCTTACACCGCGTTGGCGATTGCGGTCGACAAGGCGATGAAGCTCGAAGCCGCGAACACCGGCGACGGCGCCCAGCAGGGCAAGACGATGATCGGGGACCTCCGGGCAGCGCTCGGTTTGACCTACGACGCGATCGAAGCCCAAGAGGCACAGGAAGCGCACGGAGACGGGGACGCGCCGGCGGAACCCTAGCGGGGGAGCCACCGGCAACACGCCCATTCCCAACCTTGATGGAGGGTGCCGGGTTTCCGCAGGTCGCATCCGAGCCGCCTGCGGAAACCCGGCACCCAGCGCCCTCGCGGGGAGCTGTTCGGCGCCGCGTTCGGCCCGGGGCACCGCTCACCGTCTGACCGCTGCGCCAGGACGGGGGTGTCAGTGCCGGCCGCTGTCGACCTGGAGCGCGTCACGGGAGTGATGTCCCGCAAGCAGATCCGCTCGATCATCGAGTCCGAGCGGGTGAAGATTTCGCTGTGGGAAGGCGCCGTCTCCTCCGGGAAGACGATCGCCTCCTTGGTGGCGTTCCTGATCGCGGTCGCGCAGGCCCCCGAGAACGGGCTGATCTTCTGCGTGGGCCGCACCCTCCAGACGGTCGAGCGGAACATCATCGAGGTGCTGATGCAGCCGGCCGGACCGTTCGGGCCGCTCGCCAAGTACGTCGAGCACACCCGCGGCTCGACCGTCGCGCACATCTTCGGCCGCACTGTCCACCTCGTCGGCGCGTCCGACGTCCGCGCGGAGGGCCGCATTCGAGGCGCGACCGCCGGGCTGATCTACATCGACGAAGCGACCCTCATCCCCGAGTCGTTCTGGACGATGTGCCTGTCTCGTATCCGCGTGCCGGGTGCACGCCTGTTGGCGACCACGAACCCCGACGGGCCGAGCCACTGGCTGCGGAAGCGGTTCATGCTCCGCGAGAATTCGTTGAACATGCGGTCCTGGCACTTCGTGCTGGACGACAACCCGTTCCTCGCACAAGAGTTCAAGGACGACCTGCGCCGCGAGCACGTCGGCCTGTGGTTCCGCCGCTTCATCCTCGGTGAGTGGTGCGTCGCGGAGGGCAGCGTCTACGACATGTGGGACCAGGACCGGCATGTCGTGTCCGCGCTGCCCGAGATCGTGATGTGGCCCGCCTGCGGGATTGACTACGGCACGAGCAACCCGTTCGCGGCCGAGATGATCGGGCTGGGTGTCGACGGCCGCCTCTACCTGACCAACGAGTGGCGGTACGAGGCCAAGGTCACCCGCCGACAGCTCACCGACCCCGAGTACTCGGCGCGGCTGCGGGACTGGGCGGCGAACCTCCCCGTCCCCGGCCTGGCCACCCGCGGGGTCCAGCCGCGCTACTGGGTGGTCGACCCGTCCGCCGCGTCGTTCATCACGCAGCTGTACCGCGACAAGGTCCGCCCCACCCTGGCCGACAACGCGGTCTTGGACGGGATCCGGCTCGTGTCGTCCCTGCTCGCCGCGGACCTGCTCCGCGTGCACGAGTCCTGCAAGGGCTGGATCGAGGAAGCCCCCGCCTACACCTGGGACCCCGACCAGGCCGAGAAAGGCATCGACGCCCCGATCAAGGCCGAGGACCACTCGCTGGACGCTGGCCGGTACGGGCTGAAGACCACCGAGTTCTTGTGGCGCCCGCACCTCGTGCTCGCAGCCTAAACGGGGCGTGGGGGAGAGTTCAGCGGAAGGTTAAGGTCGCTGGCGTACTTCGGTCAGAACTTGGGCCGTGGGACGGTAGACCCAGGAAGGTCAAAAGATGTAGTCACTTTGGGCTACGTGAAACGCTTCACTAGCGTTGACTGTCGGGGTTGTTTGGTAGAACCTAGTTATGCACGGGCGGTCGTCTGCCACTGGAAACACTGGCACCCGCGAGAGCGGCTTAAGCCGGCCGACGTGCTCAGAGGGCCGCCACCCACGGGTAGGCGGCCTTCGTGCTTGAGCACCACGGGTGCATCTTGAGCCCGTATGACGTCAAGTTCTCGCCTCGGCGGTAGAGACGCTCTGAGAAGTTCTCCAGGTAGCGGCGTTCTGTGTTGCCGTAGTGATCGGGCTCGAAGGCAGCGAAGGTGGCAGACGCCGCTAGATCCGCCAGCTGGAGGAACTCCAAGCGCTGCGGCTGGTCGAGCTGCCCGCCGCGAGGGTCGAGCGCCGTCCAGGCGATCTTGCAGTCCGGATCCGCTCGCAGCAGCCGTTCATACTCGCGCAGCTTTTCCATCCTGAACCGGATCACGTGCGCGAGGGTGTAGGACGACTGCCGACTCCGGTCCCGAGCATGCCAGGAGAGACGCTCCAGCAAGTAGCGCACCGTGTACAGGTAGGCGAGATCGTCATCGATCCCTTCGATGCCTTGCGTGATGTGCCGCTTGCACACGACCACGCTGGAGATGGTGAGCCACGGCTGCTGGCCGAGGACCTGCGAGGCGTGCAGACGTAGCGAGTGCCCGCGGAGGTTCTTCCAGGTGAGGTGATCGTCAGGACGTCGCCCGAGATCCACTCGGAGCTTGGCGAGGCAGTCAGAGGCCTCGGCCAGATGCTCGTCATCGATGATGACCGCGGACATGACGAAGTGGTCGCTGGACTTGGGGGTCCGGGATCGCTGTCCAGCCTCGTCCATGAACGCAAGCGTTCGCCCCTGGGGCGCGACGGGGTCTTGTGCCGTCGTGTGCATGGGATGCTCACCTGCTTGATCGTGCCCTCGCTTTTCAGCGCATCGATCATTCCACGTCCCCCGCGACGGCCCCCACTTACTTACCACGGAGCGTTACCGCAGGTAACACTCATCTGAGCAGGAACAAACCGGACTTACCGCCCTGAGTCAGGGCTGCAAGTGGGCGTGTCCAGTGCATGGAGCGACTGTCCGTTACACAGCGTCCGCAATCGAACACGCGACAGCGTGTAAAATTCCTGGTCGCGTCGGCGTGTCGCGATCTTGTGAACTTCGGATCGTGAATCGGATGTCCTGAATCCAGGCAACGGCAACCCGGTAGCGCTCGCCTGGGGGACCGGGGAACATGCCGGGGACTGCTGCCCCGCTAAGCCTGACGAAGACCTCCCAGCAGACGAGGCACGGGGCGGGCCCTCGTCGAGCGATGGGGGTACGCACAGCCGACCCAGACAACGCATCCGCCAGCCCGCGCAGCAGCTCGCGCCGATGCCACCTGCGGAATCGCGCCACCCGCTGAACCCTTGCGGCCTCACCAGGCCCCGAGCTACGAAAGGGGGCCTGATCTCGCATGCCCGACGTGTGGCCGCCTCCCGAGCTGGTGCCCGTCCACGACCGCATGGCCATTTGGTCCGCGTGGTGGACCGGGGAACCGGACGACCTCGAGTACGTGTACGGCGGAACCGGCGCGGCCGCGGTCCGGCCGCCGAACTGGCCGCGCCGCCGCCCCCTGAACCGGCCATCTCAGTACCGGGGAGGCATCGTCGGGGCGCTCGCCCGGATGTTCTGGGGCCGCCCCACTCCCGAAGGAGAGACGCGGTCCAAGCTGCACATGCCGATCGCCTCGGACATCGCCGTCGTCAGCGCGAACCTGCTGTTCGCTGACCCCCTCACGCTCAAGACCGATCATGCAGCGACCACGGAGCGGCTCCAGGAGTTCCAGGACGACGGGATGCAGGCCACCCTCCGCGAGGCGGCCGAGACCGCATCCGCGCTCGGCGGCGTCTACCTGCGGACGTCCTGGGACCGAGACATCGCCGACCAGCCCTGGCTCAGCGTCGTCCAGCCCGACTGCGCCATCCCGACCTTCCGGTACGGGCGGCTGCGGAAGGTGCAGTTCTGGACGGTGATCGCCGACGACGGGCAGCAGAGCGTCGTCCGGCACCTGGAGACCCACGAGCCGGGCGTGATCCGCCACCAGGTGTACGAGGGCACCCCCACCAGCCTCGGCAGGCTCGCGTCGCTCGGCGACTACGGGGACACCGCACCGCTCGCCGGCCTGGTCGAGGACGGCGACGCGATCCCGACCGGCATCGACCTGCTGACCGTCGGCTACATCCCGAACATCAGACCCAACCGGATCTGGCGGAACCTGCCGGAGGGCGTGAGCCTGGGCCGGTCGGACTACCAGGGTGTCGAGCCGTTCATGGACGCCCTGGACGAGGCGTGGACGAGTTGGATGCGCGACATCCGGCTCGGCAAGGCCCGCATCATGGCCGACCGGGCGCTGCTCGAATCGGAGGGCCGCGGACAGGGCGCCTACCTCGACTTGGACCGCGAGGTGTTCACGCCGGTCGAGATCCCCCCGATGTCGGGGCAGCAGCTGATCAACGAGGTCCAGTTCGCGATTCGGGTGCAGGAGCACCAGGACACCACGCAGTCGCTGCTGGAGACGATCGTCCGGTCCGCCGGCTACTCGGCCCAGTCGTTCGGGCTGGTGGCCGACACGGCGCTGACCGCGACCGAGGTCCAGGCCCGCAAGGAACAGTCGTTCCAGACCAAAGCCCACAAGATCAACTATGTGCGGCCGGTCCTCGCGCACATGAACCACACGATGCTCGCCATCGAGGAGAGCGTGTTCGAGCGGCGCGGACTGCGCCCCCAGCCTCCGAGCATCGAGTGGGCGCCCGGCATCACCCCCGACCCCGCCGACACTGCACAGACGGTGTCCCTGCTGGTGTCCGCCCGCGCCGTGTCACTGCGGACGCGGGTGGAGATGGTCCACCCCGACTGGGACGAGCCCCGCGTGCTGCAGGAGGTCGAGCGGATCAAGGCCGAGGTGCCCTCGCCGCTTGACCAGCTCCCCGCCGCCCGCGACGCCGGCGACGCCCCGCCCCGCCGCCCCGCGCCCGCCCGGCACACCGGCGGCGAGGACGACCCCGAACCCGCAGGCTCCCGAGCCTGAACTCCCCGGAAAGCGGGGCCGCCTGGCGCGGCCCCGAACCCCATCCAGAGACAGGCCCGACTGGCGCGGGCCGGTGTCTCGCGTGCCCTGGAGGCATCCCTGCATGAACACCACCACCACGGCGGTCACCCTGCCGGACGTGTCGGCCCTGCCCATCCACGACCGCACCGGGCTCCGTGCGGTCGGCGTACTGCCCTCCGGCCGGATCGTGTGGCCGGTCCTGGGCGGCGCGGAGGACGACGGCGGCGGCCAGGATGACAACAGCGGCCAGGACGACCGCGACACCGGCGGCCAGGGCGGCGGCAATGGCGAAGGCCAGGACGACGACGATGACGGCGACGCGGACCGGGACGACCCGGACGACGACGGCAACGACGACGACCGCGCCGGCAAGGACCGGGACACGGGCCGGCGCCGCAACCGCCGCAGCGACCCGGACAAGACCGCCCGCACCGTCGCCGCGATCCGCGAGGACTACAAGCAGGAGCGGACCAAGCGGCAGCAGGCGGAGAAGGGCCAGGCCGCGCTGCAAAAGCAGCTCGACGACATCCAGGCCGCGCAGGCCAAGCAGATGGACGCCCTGGCCAAGGCCCTCGGCCTGAAGAAGGACGACACCCCGCCCTCCCCGGAAGAGGTCGCCAAGGACCTCACCACCCGGCTGGAGGCGGCGAACACCGAAACCGAGAACGAACGCAAGCGCGCCGACACCTACATGGACAAGCACCGCGACGCGGCAACGCAGCTGGCGGTGTACCTCGCGGCCGACGACCACGACGGCAACCCGCGGGCGCTGCTGGACAGCGCCCGATTCCTGAAGAGCGTCGCCGGGCTGGACCCGGACGCCGACGACTTCAGCGAAAAGATCGCCGAGGCGATCAAGACCGCCGTCGACAAGAACGACCGGCTCCGCAAGGCCAAGCCGCGCGGCGCGGACCGCTCCGGCGGCGAGATGAACACCGGCGCCAAGCCGGCACGCAGGCGGCCCGCCTCCATGAGCGAGGCCCTCAACAAGCACTACAGCCAGGGCAAGTAGCCCCCACCTCCGGGGGCGCGCGAACGCCTGGCCTGTGAACCGAAGGAGAACACCGTGCCCGTAACCCTCGCCCAGGCGCAGGTGAACGCGGACGCCGACGTCAACTACATGGTCATCGACAACTTCCGGCGCTACTCGTGGCTGCTGGACCAGATGGTCTGGGACGACACGGTCACGCCCGGCACCGGCGGCGGCTCGTCCCTCACCTACGCCTACACGCGGCTGATCGAGGCCGCCCCGGCGAACTTCCGCCGGCTGAACACCGAGTACACGCCCGGCCAGGCCAAGCGCCAGCGGTTCAGCGTGGACCTCGTGCCGCTCGGTGGCGCGGTCACCATCGACCGGGTCATCGCCCGGCTCGGCAACCCCGCCACGACCGAGGTGAACTTCCAGATGCAGCAGCTGCTCGCAAGCACCCGCGGGCGGTTCCAGCAGGCGCTCATCCTCGGCGACCCGGCCACGCAGGAGGACGTCGACGGCTTCGACGGCCTCGACCGCGCCCTCACCGGCACCGCCACCGAGTACTTCCCGGGCGGCGCCGCGATGTACACCGACTGGACGTCCGCGTCGGTGGACACCGCCGACAAGGCCCTGACGAAGCTGGACGAGTTCGACGACTTCCTGTCCCGCCTCGTCCCGTCCACGGTCGGGTCGATCGACCTGGGAGCGCCCGGCGCGCTCCCGCCCGGCGTCCGCGCGATCCTCGGCAACACCCGCTCCATCACGCGGATCAAGTCCATGGCGCGCCGCGCCGGGCAGTTCACCGAGTCCAAGGACGACCTCGGCCGCCAGATCCAGACCTACGGGCCGTGGGTCCTGGTGGACATCGGCGACCGCCTCGACGGGGCCTCGCCGATCATCCCGATCGAGGCCCGCGACCCCGACGGCGCCGGCGGCGGCTCGGTCGTGTCGGGGCTGACCGAGATCTACGCCGTGTGCTTCGGCATGGACTCCTTCCACGGCGCGTCCATGGCCGGCGTGCCGCTGGTCGAGACGTGGCTGCCGGACTACACCACCAGCGGCGCGGTCAAGTCCGGCGAGGTCGAGTTCGGCCCCGTCGCGCCGGTGCTCAAGAACACCAGGGCCTGCGGCGTGTTCCGGAACGTGAAGGTCTGACCCATGCAGTTCGATGTCGAGACCCCGCTGAAGGGGTACAACGGCGCGGTCGGAGCCGTCACGTTCGTCGACGGCCGCGCCCGCGTCACCAGCGACCAGCGCGCGGAGCTGGCCTACTTCCGCCGCCACGACTACAAGATCACCCCCGTGGCGGAGTCGGCGGGGAAGCCGGCCGACGCCGCCGCCCAGCGCCAGGGCGAGCCGTACGAGCCCACGGGGGACGGGACGGGCGAGGGCTTCGACGCCTCCGCCCTCACCGCCGCGGCGGCGAAGGCCGCCGAGACGGCCAAGCCCAGCGGCACCGACGAGGACGGCCCGGGTGAGCCGCTGCGCAAGCCGGCCAAGAACGCGCCGGTCGCCGCGTGGACCACCTACGCCAAGCAGCTCGGCGCCACCGACGAGGAGCTGGGCGGCAAGACCAAGAACGAGCTCGTCGAGCTCGTCGACCAGTACGAGCAGAGGGAGGTCGGCCCGTGACGGTCCACGGCCGATACACCGGAGTCCTCGCCGACTCCCCGGTCTTCGACGACCCGTTCAACGCCCTGCCCGGCATCGACCGCGACACCACGTTCGCGCGCACCAACATCCCGATCTGGGCGGCCTCGGCCGACCTGACCGCGACCGGCACCGGGGTCGCGATCGGCACGCGGATCTGGCTGGCGCGCGGCGACCTCGTCACCAACCTGGCGTTCACCTCCGGCGCCACCGCCGGCGCGACGTACACGCACTGGTGGCACGCCCTCTACTCGCCGGACGGGGAACTGCTCGCGCAGACCGCCGACCAGGTCGACGCGGCGTGGGGCGCCGACACCACCAAGCGCCTCGCCCTCGCTGGCGGCCCGGTGAAGATCAAGTCGGCGGGCTGGTACATCGCCGCGACCGCGGCCGCCGCCGCGACCGTCCAGACCCTGGCCGGCGCGGCGGCGCGCGCCTCGACCGCGACCGTGCACACCGGGTCGAAGGCGGCCGGGTTCACGTTCGGGTCCGGGCTGGGCGCCACCGCCCCCGCCACGACCGGCACGCAGACCGCGGTCGCGAAGATCCCGCTCGTCGTCGTCTCCTGACGCGAGCCCCTGAACGTGCCGGGCTCGGCCTGACCAGGCTGCGCCTCCACGGACCCCCGAGCCGTCCGGCCTCGTGCCCGGCGGGCTGGGCCCGGCACCCCTACACCCCTTGTTCGGCCACGAATGCCTCAGGAGGCCCCTCCCATGGCCCGTACCGTCCTCACCGCGACCGCGCTCACCGCGACCGGCGTCGTCCCGGCGCCGGTCACCCCGTCCGTCGACGGTGTCTCGTTCAGGAACACCGGCCGCTGCTTCCTGATGGTCACCAACGGCTCCGCCTCCTCGATCAACGTCACCCCCGTGATCGGCCGCCAGGTCAAGGGCCTGTCGGTGACGTCGCCGCCCACCGCGGTCGCCGCCGGCACGACGGCGTTCTTCGGGCCGTGGGACGACGACTACGAGCAGCCCGGCGGCAAGGACACGATGTTCGTCGACTTCTCCGCCGTCACCAGCGTCGACGTGGTGCTGCTGGAGATGCCGCGATGAGGCTCACCGACCGCGTCGAGCAGGTCGTCATGGCCGTGATCGAGGGGCACGCGGCGCTGGCCGGCTGCGAGGTCGACCACCAGGTCCAGATCATCCACCAGCAGACGCCCGGGGCGCAGCCGACGCCGATGCTGTGGATCTCCCTGTCGGTGCGGTCCCTCGCGCTGGGGGAGTGGCTGTTCTACGACCCGATCATCTCGGCCGACCTGCACCCCGAGCCCGCACAGCTCACCCAGCTCGTCCGACGGGCGCTGGCGGCTCTCGCTGCCGCCCGCAACCAGCAGGCCCAGGACCACGTGCCGTCGTTTACGGGCGCGAGCCGGATGACCAGGCTGCCCGAGGCGAGGCCGGCGCGCCTGCCGGCCCCGGCCCGGCCCCTCACGACAGGCCCCTAATGGTTGCGTACGCAACAACCGGCGATCTCGCGGAGTTCCTCAACACCATCCCCGTCTGGCCAGGTGCCGAACGGCACCTGGAGCAGGCGTCCGAGGACATCGACGAACTCCTCATCGGCGCTGTCTACGACGTCGATGCCAACGAGCTACCCACCGACCCGAAGGTCAAGGCCGCGATCATACGCGCCACCTGCGCCCAAGCCCACTACATTCGAGAGTGCGGCGACGAGACCGGCGGAAAATCCCAGTTCACCAGCGTCCACGTCGGGTCGATGGGCTACTCCCGCAACCGCCTCATCTCCGAGAGCGGAACCCGAAAGTCCTCGAAATACAGTGACCGGGCTATCGCGATCCTAAGGGTCGAACGACTCTTGCTCGTCAGTTCGCGAATTTATTGACTCGGCCCAATAGTCATCTTCGAGAACTGAGATCCGTTTGTGTAGTACGTGGAGCTGCTTTGTGGACTTCGCCTGGATGCGTCGATACCGTTCGATGGCTCCGCTTATTCGGTAAGCCAGTTTGCTGCCTTCATGGGCATCGGCTAGTTGCGCCTCGTGTTCATTGAGGATCTTCTGTACCCTAGACAGTCGACCGAGGAGTCGCTCCGATTGCTGTACCAATGCTTCGTATTCGGAGTTAGGGTCAGGCGAAAGTGTTTCCTGTTCATCAAGCTCAGTGGAAGTCGCCCGAGCTTGATCAATCGTCCATGCTTGCTCGATCGTCTCGTCGCTGACCTGGGCGTTGATAAATTGGTTCGCTAGCTCCAAGAACGAGCGAACGTCGACGATATGGAACGGAACGCGAGCGTGTTCCCACAGCTCAGCTGACAACTCTGGGCGGGGCAGCGGTGATCGGCCGCCAGGTTGCTGGATAACCCAGTCCTCCGCCTTCTTCTTCTCGTTGGTCACGAACAGGACGGGGCGTGGAACACGCTTGGCCTCGCGGAGCAGTTGGACCCACAGCACGTAGTCGCCTATGGCCTGCTCGGCAGGCTTCGATGCATCACCGTAGCCGGGCGGGATGCGGCGCTCATAACGGTAAGCAGCTTCTTCTCGCGCCTTCTGTATGTCCTTAGTTGGCGGCCCTACTCGCCCTGCCAACAATTTTTCTAGCTCTGACAGGATAGGGTCTTCGGAAGAGCAGTCGGCTGCTTTGAGGTCGAACTGATAGGATTCTCCAATCTTTGTAGATATCTTTTGTCGAGTCTCGTTGAGAATTTTAACGAGCTCGTCGATCTGCTCTTTTTTAAGGCTCCGCCGACCACCGAAGTCTTCGATTGCGCTCTTGATCTTGTTGAATGATGTGCCGATATCGTTCGTCGTCTTGGTGACGGCGCCGGCGCATTCGTTGATCACGGTAAGGCGGTTCTTCAAAAACTCTTCACCAACACGATGTGGTACCCACAAGTGATCGCCGAGGAGGCTGAGCGTACGGAGGAACTCGGAGCGGCCATGCGGATTTAGTCGGTAGGCATCGAACAAAGCGTTGGTGTCGAACACCACCAGTCCGTCGGTCAAGAACCGTTTGAGTTGGTCGCCCTGGGGCGCTCCGAAGCTCCAAGGGAAGAGAGTGCGGAGCGACGACGCTTCGGTGGCTGATGCGCTGTCACGTGGAGGGTCGTTGGTCACAGGACGAGCGTAGAACGCTGTACTCACTGCGCGCATTGGGTTTCTCCTAGTCGACCAACGTGACTAGCCCGTAGGAACAGTTCTAGGCGCTGGGTGGGGCCACCCACAGCTGTACTCAGGCGTGAGGAGTTTGGAGCGACATCCTCACGTGCCGCACGTGGGCTGCCCTTGAGGTGGCCATACCAGGGCGGAGAGGAGGACGCGTGCTCCCTATCGTGACCGACCTGGTCACCATCGTCCGCGCGGTCAAGGCCGTCGGGTACGGCAACGCGATCACCCTCGACTGGGGGCCCGGTGCTGCCCGGACCACGGTCGAGGCAAATGTCCAACCGGCTGGCAGCAGCGAAGCGACCGACGGCGGCCGTGACCGGATCATCACGCGGATCAGGGTGTTCCTGCACGCCGGGACCGACGTGGTCGCGACTGACCGGATCGAGTGGAAGGGCCACGCCTACGAGGTCGACGGGGACCCGGATCGGTGGCCCGACCCGACCGGCGGCGGCGAACACCACGTCGAGCTGACCGCGACCCACGTCACCGGAGGCTGACGTGGCGGACTGGGACTTCGACTACCAGGCGCTCGCGAACCTCGTGCACGCCGAGGGCGTCCAGGACGCCGTCGACACCGTGGCGGCGGCCGCGGAGGCCGCCGCGGTGAAGGCGTGCCCGGTCAACTGGGCGCGGCTCGTGGCCACCGTGAAGATCGTGCGTGACGGCGCGGGCCGGTGGGTCCAGTACGGCAACGACACTGACGCCTCGTACGCGCCATTCGTCGAGTGGGGCACACGCCCCCACGTCATCACCCCGCGCACGGCGAAGGCGCTGTTCTGGCTCGGCGCCGAACATCCGGTCGCGCGGGTCAACCATCCCGGCACGCTCGCGTTCCGTGTGATCACGGGCGCTGCCACCCAAGCAGCAATAGGAGCGTGATCGTGGCCACCGACCTTCATGTGGCGTTCTGGTGCACCATCAACGGCCGCCGGCACGTGCCGGGCGACGAGGTGACCGTCGAGGACGACGACCAGGCCGCGATGCTGATCCAGGACGGCCTGTGCCGCCGCGCCGACACCCACACCCCCGGCGAGGAAGGCAGCGCCGGCGGCGCGGCCGAGCCGGACGGCCACCCGGACACCGACAGGGGCGGCGCGCTCGTGGTGAAGCCGGACCGCTCAGCACCCAAGGGCGCATGGGTGGACTACGCGATCAGGCAGGGGATGCCCGAGAACGAGGCCCGCGCCGCGTCCAAGCCGGCGCTGATCGCCAGCTACGACCCCGACCCCGACCCCGACCCGGGCGCGGCGCTCGGCGGCCCCCAGTAGCGCGGAGCGGAAAGGGGATGAGGCGGCGTGGAGCTGGTCGAGTGGCCCGACGCTGAACTCTTCGCCGTCGACTACCTCACCGAGGTACTCGAGGGCGTCTGGTCGTGCAACCGGCTCCCGCCCGCCGAGGAGTTCGACGTGCGGCTCCCGATCGTCGATGTGACCCGCGGCCCCGGTACCCGAACCGGGTGGACGTGGTCGGACGGGTACCTGCGCGATGAGCCCTCGCTCGACCTGGACGTCTGGGCCGCTGACCCGGAGCAGGGCGCCCGGACCGCTTCCCGGCTGATCGCCGCGCTCACCGCTATCGAGGGCTACCGCGCGCACGGCGCTGTCGCTGGCCGCGTCAAGAACCTGGCCGGGCCGTCCCCGCGCCCGGATGTGTCCCAGAACATCACCCGGCTCGGCGTCACCGCCACAGTGCCGCTGCGCCTCACCTGAACGCTTGGCCTAACCCGCGAACCCTGGCCAACCCGCGAGCAAACACCGACCCCGCCACACGTGGCGGGTTTTTTCATGCCCGCACACCTGGAGGAGCGGATGGGCAACACCAACAACGTCAGCGCAGGCTCGAAGGGGTACGCCTACTTCGCCGCGATCGGCACCACGGCCCCGACCGACTTGACCTCGACGTGGCCGACCGGATGGGGCGAAGCCGGCATCATCACCGACGAGGGGCTCACCGAGGCGCTCGCGCAGGAGATGGTCACCCACATGGGGTGGGGCATCTCCGGCCCGATCCGCCGCGAGCCGAAGGACCGCACGACCACCTTCAAGCTCACCCTCACCGAGACCACGGCGATGGCGCTCCAGCTGTACTACAGCGTGCCGATCGCCGACATGGAGGTCATCGGGACCGGCGCCGACGCCGGCGTCGCGTTCGACGACCCCGAGACCGCGAGCATCATCTCGATCGCGCTGGGCCTGGACGTGATCGACTCCCAGACGGGCAGGCACTTCCGCTACATCGTGCCGCGCGCCGAGGTGTCCGACCGGGACAACATCACCGACAACGCCGACAACCTGCACGCCTACGGCCTGACCTTCACCGCGATGGTGCCGGTCTCGGGCGGCACCCCGGTGCGCCGCATGATCTCCAAGGTCCCCATCCCGGCCTGACGCCCGGCCACCGACCAGTGGCCGGGGGCGTCCTTTCGCGGGTGGCGCCCCCGGCCACTGCACCACCCCCGCCCTGACCCGCGACCCCTGACCAACCCGGGCCGGTGCCGCGCGCCGGCCCGCTACCCGCGAGGAGCAACCTCATGACCAAGCCCCGCAAGGTCTACAAGCTCGCCGAACGGCGCCGGGAGCGCGCCGAAGCGTTCGGCGGCGACAGCTACCCGATCGAGGGCCTCGACGGCGAAATCGTCGAGATCCCCTACATGTCGTTCTGGCCCGAGCAGCTGACCAAGAAGGTGTACGGCGACGACTACCCCGGCGACATCGAGGTCCTGCGCCTGGCGATCAGCGAGACGTGGCCGGAGGAGCCCGAGCGGCTGGAGGCCTTCGAGCGCCTCGGCCTCCAGACCGGCGACGTCGTCGAGATCATCACCGAGGTCCTGAAGGTGGCGCCCGGCGCCGAGAACAGCGACGAGGACGACGACGCGGCCGCCTCGACGGCGAAGGCCAAGACCGGGAAGAAGCCGAGCGGGGCGGGAAAGTCGCGCAGCTCCTCCGCGCGGTAGAGGAGCACGGGCCGCTGCTGCACGCCGACCTCTCCCACTTCTTCCCCGGCCGCGGCAGCGAGGTCCTGGTGGACTGGCGGCAGCAGAAGATCCCACTCATCGAGCTGTACGGCATGTGGGAGTGGCTCCCGGCCACCTCCGCGGTCAAGACCCGGCTCGCCGGGATCGTCGACGACCGCCGCTGGGGCGACGCCGAGTGGATGCAGGCGGCGCAGACCACCTACCTCCAAACCCTCCTGCAGATCGCGTGGATCGGGTTCCGCCTCGAAGGTGACGTGCCGCAGTACTCGCCCGTGCGGACGCCCCGCACCCGCGAGGACATCGCGGCGGAGCGGCTGGAGGCCGCCGCGGCGGCCGAGGCCGAACGGGTTCAGGCGGCCCGCATGGACTACCTACGCACGCTCCGGCCCCCGCCCGGCACGCACAACCTCCGCCCGACGTTCGGCCGCTGACCGGCCGCGCGCCCGCCCACGAGCAGAACGGGAAAGGGGGTGCGCGCGATGGCCGATCACGACGGCGGCCGGGTTCGGATGCGGATCGAGCCCAGCATCAACCCGACCCAGTTCGGGCGGGAGATCCACGACCGGCTCGACGGCACGGTCACCGAGGTCGGCGCGAAGCTCGGGCGGCGACTCGGCAAGGCCATGTCCGAGGGCGCCAAGAAAGGATTCGTCGTCGGCGACGTCGTCGAGGCGGTCCGCAAGTCCGGCGCCCGGGTATCGGAGGAGGCGGGGAAGGTCGGCCGCCGCGCCGGCCGGGAACTCGCACGCGAACTGAAGACCGAGCTTCAGGAACGGCTACGCAACGTCCAGATCCCGCCCGTCACGGTCAAGGCGAAGGTCGAAGTCGACAGCGAGAGCCTCACCCGCGCGCGGCGCCGCATCGCCGACATCGGCCCTGTCGGTGTCCGGATCGAACCGCAGCTCGACCCCTACCACCTGGACCGGGTCCGCGGCCGCCTCGCGGGACTCGGACCCGTCCAGGTCGGGGTGAGCGTCAAGCTCGATGAGTGGAGCGAGGCCCTCGTCCGCCGCCGCCTCGCGACGATCGGCAAGGCCCGCGCGATCGTCGAGGTCAAGCTCGACGAATGGAGCCTGGAGAGGGTCCGGCAGCGGATCGCCGGACTCGGCCCCTTCCAGGTCACCATCAACGCCGACCTCGACACCGCCGCGGCGATGGCGCGGCTGCTCCTGCTGCGGCAGGAGGCCGACCGGCTGTTCTCTCGCGGCATCAACCTCAACGCCGGCGTCAACACCGGCGCGGCGTCCGGGCAGCTGCGGAGCCTAGCCCTGCAACTCGCCGCGATCACCGCGATCCCGCTCGGCACCAGCCTCGCCGCCGGGATCGGTGCGCTCGCGGCCGGGTTCACCGCGGCGACCGCCGGCGCGGCCGGGTTCGCCGCCGTCGCGATCCCCGGCGTCCGGAAGGTCGCCGAGGCGCTCCAGGCGCAGAAAGCCGTCCAGGACGCCGTCAACACCTCCACATCGACGGGAGTCAACACCGCCGACCAGGCGCGGCTGCGCGCCCTCCAGATGGTCGGCGCGGAACAGCAGGTCGCCAACGCCAAAGCGCAGGCCCGCACCGCCGAAGAGGCACTGACCACGGCGCGCCGCGACGCGCGACGCGCCATGGAAGACCTCACCAACCAGGTGCGGTCCGGGGCGCTCGCCGAACGCAGCGCGACGCTCCAGCTCCAGGAGGCGCGCGAGAACCTCGACCGGACCCTCGCCGACCCCAAGGCGACCGAGCTGGCCCGCCAGCAGGCGCAGCTCGCCGTCGACGAGGCGCTCCAGCAGCTCGACGAGCAGCGCCTGGCGACCAAGCGGCTCCGCCAGGACAAGGCCGCCGCGGACCGCGCCGGCATCAACGGGTCCCAGCAGGTCAAGTCGGCGCAGCAGCAGCTCACCCAGGCGCTCCAGCAGGTCGGAGACGCGCAGCGGCAGATCACTGCGCTGCAGATCCAAGACCGGATGGCGCAGCGGCAGGCGGCCGCCGCGGCCAACACCAACACCGCGGCGCAGCAGAAGCTCACCAAGGTGATGGGGACGCTGTCCCCGGCCGAGCGTGGGCTCCTAGACGACTGGGAGAAGTTCCGCGGCGTCTACAAGGCGTGGGTGCGGGACCTCGAACCCGACGCCCTTCCCGTCCTCGGCCGCGGCCTCGACATCATCGGCCGCAACCTCAACCGGGCGACCCCCTTGGTGAAGGGCGCCTCCAAGGCGTTCGACGTCCTGCTGGACCGCGCCGAGGCCGGCCTGAAGGGCGAGTTCTGGACCGAGTTCATCAAGGGCGTCGGGATCGAGGCGCCGGTCGCGATCGTCCAGTTCGGCAGCATCTTCGGGCACACCATCACCGGCATGGCAGGCGTGCTCAACGCGTTCATCCCCGAGGTCGAGGACGTGCTCGACGTCTTCGACTCGGGAGCCCAAAGGTTCGAGGACTGGGGGAAGTCCCTCGCCGGCTCCAGCGGGTTCCGCGACTTCATGGACTACGCCAGAGCCAACGGCCGGATCGTCGCCGAGGACGTCGGCGCCATCGGCCATGCGCTGCTGGAAGTCGGCAAAGCGGTCGCGCCCGTCACGATGGTGTACACGGCCGGGATCAAGCCCCTCGCCGAGGGCACCGCCGCCCTCGCCGAGCAGACCCCGATCCTGTTCCAGTACGGGGCCGCGCTCCTGATCGCGGCGAAGGCCGCCAGGATGCTCGGCATCACCAGCCTCATCGCCGGGTTCACCGGAGCGGGCGCCGCCGCAGGCGCGGCGGGCGCCGGCATGCTGCGGCTGGGGGCGATCCTGCGGAGCGTGGGCGCCTGGATGATGGGGGTGTCGGCGCAGGCCGCCACCACCCGCACCGCGCTCCTCGGGCTCGGTAAGGCCGCCGGGATCCTGCTGACGTTCTATGCCGCGAGCCAGGCCATCAACCACTTCGCCGGGTCAGCGCAAGACGCCAAACCCCGGGCCGACGAACTCGCTGACGCGCTGGTCAAGCTCGGCCGTACCGGAGAGATGACCGACCCGCTGCTCCGCCAGTTCGGCGACGGTCTCGGCGACCTGGGCGAGCAGGCCCGCAAGGCCACCGACCCGACCACCAGCGAGCAGATCGCGAACTGGGGCTCCACGATCGTCAACGCCCTGTACGGGCAGGCGGGCATCACCGAGCAGATCAAGAACAACTACCGCGGCCTCGACCAGGCGCTGAAGGGCCTGGCCGAGAACGGCCGCGCGGGCGAGGCGAAAGCCGCGTTCGATCAGCTCTCGGCGGCGCTGAAGAGGAACGGCCTGGGCGTCAACGAGATCAACGCGCTGCTCCCGGAGTACACGCGGCTGCTGTACTACGGCGGCGGTGCGGCAGGATCGCTCAACTCCCGGCTCCAGGCGCAGAACCGGGAACTGGCCGTCAACGCGAACCGGTTCATGACCTCCCAGCAGGAGATCATCGACTTCAGCAACGCGCTCAACTCGGGCCGTGAAGCGCTGAACCGCAACGGACGCGCATTCGCCGGCAACTCGCGCGCGGCCCTCGACAACCGCCAGCAGATCATCAACGCCGCGCGGGTCCTGAACCAGTACAGCGATCAGCTGGTGAACAACAACCAGGTCACCGACAAGAACCTCGCACGGCTCAGGAGGCAGCGCGAGCAGCTCATCGACATGGCCGAGAAGTTCACCGGCTCACGGAAGGAGGCCAAGAAGTACGTCGACCAGCTCCTGCACATCCCACCCAAGGCCAGCACCGACGTGACGGTGAACGCCAAGGGCAGAATGTCGATGAAGGGGCTGGACAAGCTGTACGAGGGCAACCCCGCCCTCCGTAACCTGCTCGGGCCCATCCTCGGGCACGCCGGCGGCGGCTACATCGCCGGGCCCGGCGACCCGCGCGGCGACGGGCTCCTGACCCGCATCTCGCCCGGCGAGATGGTCATCAACGCCGTGGCGACCGCCCGGCACCTGCCGACCCTCGCCGCGTGGAACGACGAGGGCAACAAGGGCACGATCTACAAGGGCAAGGGGTACGCGGGCGGCGGGATCCCCAAGCCGGCCGCATGGACCCTGCCGGGCGGCGCCGAGTCCTGGACCCCGCCGGGCTACGCGGGCGGCGGCATCCCGAAAACCCTGACCGCGGCGTCGTACAAGCGCAGCTACCGCTACGACGACCAGGACGCCGCGGTGGCGCTCGCCAAGGCCACCCGCGCGAACGCGTCGATGCTGGCCGGGGCGATCACCTACGCCGCTGGTCAGACCTCGATCGCGGCCGGGCTCATCCAGCAGGCCCTGGCCAGCGGACCGGGGAACAAGGCCGTCCAGTTCGCGGTGCAGCAGCTCGGCGAACCGTACCGGTGGGGCGCGACCGGCCCCGACCAATGGGACTGCTCGGGCCTCACCCAGGCGGCATGGCGCGCCGCCGGCGTGAACATCCCTCGCGTCACCTACGACCAGATCGCGTCCGGCACACCCACCAGCCGCGCCCAGGCGGTCCCCGGAGACCTGTTCTTCCCCCACACCGGCCACGTCATGATGGTCACGGGCATGGGCGGGTCGAAGGCGCTGATCCACGCCCCCCGCACCGGGGACGTGGTGCGGTACGCGCCGTGGCGGTCCGGAGGCACCTTCCGGCACATCGGGTCCAGCGCGCCGGTCGGCTGGGGCGGCGGCACCCCGAAGGCGTACGCCAGGGCCCAGTTCAGCGAGTTCGGGTGGGGCGCCAACCAGTGGTCCCCGCTGAACTCGCTGTGGGAGCGGGAGTCCGGCTGGCGCTGGAACGCCCGCAACAAGAGCAGCGGCGCGTACGGGATCCCGCAGGCGCTCCCACCCGAGAAGATGGCGTCGGCGGGCCGGGACTGGATGACGAACTGGGCGACCCAGATCAACTGGGGGCTCGGCTACATCCACGGCCGGTACGGGTCCCCGGCCGGGGCGTGGCGGCACTCCCAGCGCACCGGCTGGTACGCGCGCGGCACCAACGGTGCGGCGCCCGGCCTGGCCTGGGTCGGTGAGGAAGGCCCCGAGCTCGTCCGTTTCAAGGGCGGCGAAACCGTCTACCCGCACGAGGAGTCGATGCGGATCGGCCGGCAGATCGCGCACGGGTACGCATCCGGGACCCCGTCGCGGGCGCGGCTCAAGCCCGTCCAGGCGGACCTGAAGGACCTCACCAAGGACCTCACCAGCTCGGTCGGGAAGATCAAGGCCGCGCTGAAGGACCTGACGTCCGACATCACCAAGGCCTACAAGGGCATCCGCTCCACCACCGACAACCGGCTCAACGCCTACGTCACCCGCCAGGGCAAGCAGCTGCAGAACCTCGCCGCCCGGCGGGACAAGCTCGCGTCCTCGATCAGCGCGGGCAAGGCCCTGGCGAAGGAATCAACCGAGTCGGCGCGGGAGTTCGCGAGCCTCACCGGCCTCCCGACCGGCCTCCAGGCCGACGCGAGCGGCCTGTACGCGGAAGGGGAGGTGTTCAACGCCAAGGGGATCATCGGCGGTCTCCAGACCCGCGTGAAGCAACTCAACGCCTTCAAAGCGAACCTGGCCAAGCTCGCCAAGCTCGGGGTGTCCAAGGAGCTGATCTCCCAGATCATCGCCGCCGGCCCCGACCGGGGAGCCGCCTACGCCCAGGCCCTCGCCGACGCCACACCCCAGCAGGTCAAGGAGCTGAACGCCGCACAGAAGGCGATCGGCAGCGCGGCGACCAACGTCGGTAAGCAGGCCGGCGACGCCATGTACGACGCCGGCTCGCAAGCCGGCCGAGGGTTCCTGGCCGGGTTGGAGGCGGAGAAGAAGGCCATCGAGCGGGCGATGGGCCGGATCGCCAAGGCGATCCGCGACCAGATCCGCAGGGCGCTGAAGATCCGTTCTCCCTCGCGGGTGATGGCTGAACTCGGCGAGCAGGTCGGCGCCGGGCTCGCGCTCGGCATCGACACCAGCCTGATCGAGGTGAAGACGTCGGTCGACCGCATGGCCGGCCTCGTCGTACCGACCCCTGTCCCCGCCGCCGCGCCCTCGACCCCGGCGCCGGCCCAGGCAGGGCGGGGCGGTCTCACGATCGAGGAACTCCACATCCACGAGGTCACCGACAAGGCCACCCGGCAGGCCGTCACCGACGCGCTCCACGACGTGTACGTCCTGCACCGGCCGCTGCTGTGACATCAGCGCGCGAGCGCGAGGGAAGGAGGGCAGGGCCGCATGCCGATCATGGCGCAGCGGATCAGCGACGTCGGGCAGGGCGGCCCTGCCCAGTCCCTGACGACGGTGAAGTGGACCAGCCCGCTCGGCCGGGTCACGCACCTGTCGGACTGGCCCACCGGGTACCTGGTGCAGCCAGGCGCACGGGGGTTGGACATGCCGACCTTCAAGGCGTACGAGACCGAGTCCCCGCAGATCCACGGGAACCGCCGCACCGGCACCAAGGCCAACGCACGCGAAATCATGATCCCGGTCGTCATCTACTCCCATGACGGCCGGGCCGCGTTCCTGGAGCGCAAGCGGCAACTGCTGAAGGATCTGTCGCCCCTGGACGGCGACGGCGGCCGCGGCACCCTGACGTTGACCGAGCCGGACGGGTCCTCCCGCTCGATCACCGCGATCTACGCCTCGGGCGCGGAAGGGTCGGAAGACCTGGACGCGGCGGGGCGCCGCTGGACCGCGTACGGGCTGACCTGGACGTGCGAGTCCCCGTTCTGGGAGGGGAAACCGTTCGGCCGGTCCTTCCGCGCCGGCGTCGTTGAGAACTTCTTCCCCTCCGGCGTGCCGTGGGAGGTGGCGGACTCCCAGGTCCTCGGCGCCGACGTGCGGATCTTCAACCCTGGTGACGTGCAGGCGTTCCCGGTGTGGACCCTCCGCGGCCCGATGGAGTCGGCGACCTTCACCCACCCCGCCGCCGGGACATGGACGCTCACCCGAACGCTCGCCCTGGGCGACGTCGCTGTGATCGACACCCGAGAACGGATCAAGACGGCGCTCCTGAACGATGCCGTGGACCTGTGGCCGAACATCGACGAAGCCGCCGTGCTGTGGCCGCTGCTGTCCGGCGAGAACCGCGTGGACCTGGTCGTCACAGGCTCCACCCCCGACACCGTCGTCGAGTTCGAGGTCACGCCCCGCTACCTGTCCGCCTGACCTGCCGCCAGGCGCGCACGGGCGGGCCCGCGCCACGGAAAGGAGGTGCGGTTGTTCGCGCTGAAGATGCGCCGCGGCACGGACCTGAAACCGATCGGCGAGCTCGACGACTACACCAGCATGCAGGCCATCCCGCGGCACAACGCGGTCGGAGCGTGGAAACTCACGATCGGCGCCGACTCCGCCAAGGCCGCCCGCCTGGTCGAGGGCAACGGCCTCATCATCCGTTACAACGGTGCCCGGGTCATGTCCGGCGACATCACCTCCGTCGACTCGGCGCAGACCCGCGATGACGGCGACGCCGGCACCCTCACCGTGTCGGGCGTCGACGACAACAACCTGCTGAAGCAGGCCACGGTGTGGCCGAACCCGAGCGCCGACGACGCCCACCAGACGGACGGAACCTACAAGGTCAGCGGCCCGGCTGAAACAGTCCTGCGGACCCTCGTCGACGTCAACATCGGCCCGTCCGCCCGCACCGGCCGCCGCGTCCCGGATCTGACCCTCGCCCCCGACCTCGCGCGCGGCCCAACGGTCACCAAGCAGATCCGCCAGTTCGCCAACCTGCTGGACGTCCTGGCCGACATCGCTAACACCGCCGGCCTCGGATTCCGGATCGTGCAGGTCGGCACCGGCCGCCGCTTCGAGCTGTACGAGCCCCAGGACTCCGGCGTCGTGTTCTCCTTCGGGCGCGGAAACCTCGAGGACGTCTCCTACTCCAAGCAGCCCCCGACGTGCACGTGCGCGATCGTCGTGGCTGGCGGCAGCAGCTCACCGCGCGTGGTGAAGGAGTACACCCGCGCGGACGTGCTCGTTCCGGGGTTGCGGATCGAGCAGTTCGTCGACCGCACTGACGTCGACACCGGCTCGGTCGACCTGGCCGCCCAGATGGACCAGGCCGCAGACGAGGCCCTTACCGCGGGCGCGCGCCAGGCGTCGCTGTCACTCACCCCGATCGACACCGAACAGTGCCGGTACGGCGTCCAGTACAACGTCGGCGATCGAGGCACGGCCATGGTCCGCGGAGAGGCGCTCACCGACACCATCCGCGAGGTCGTCCTGAACTCCGACAGCGCCAGCGGCGCAACGGTCAAGCCGGTCATCGCCACTCCGGACGCCACCGACCCCAAGAACCCCCTGAGCTCCCTGATGCAGGTCATGGCCGGCATCAACCGGCGGCTCCGCAGCGTGGAAACGAGGGTGCCCCAATGACCGAACGCTCCTACCCGTTCGGCTCCTCCAAGATCAACACCGAGGACGAGTTCTCCCGGATGATGATGTGGGCCGCGCCGGACGGGGTGTGCGGCACGCCCGCCGACACCGCGCTCCGCCCCGTCGCCAACGGATCAGGCGTGGTCATCGTCCCGCCCGGCGAGGCCTTCGTACGCGGCCAGAAGTACCTGCTGGACGAGGCCAAGCAGCTCCCGATCCCCAACAACACCACCGGCGCACTGCGGCGCGACTGGATCGTCCTGCGCAACGATCCCTCCAACGACCGGATCACCGCCGAGTACAAGCTGGGCGGAGCGACGCTCCCGCCGCTGACACGCGACTGGAGCAGCGTCTGGGAGGTGCCGCTGGGGTACGGCGCGGTCGAGGCCGGCACCAGCGTGATGCAGCCCTCAGCGATGACCGACGCCCGGTGGTTCACCGGGTGGACGCTCGCGCCGTCGGTGCCCGCTTCGCGGCCCGATCCCAGCAAGGGCCGCGCCCTGATCGAAGAGGGCGTGCTGTTGCTGGGCGACGGCGCGTCCTGGAAGCCGGCCACGATCGAGGGCGAGGCGCCGGTCGCGCTCGCGACCAAATGGCCCAAGGTGGAATCGTCGGCGGTCAACCAGGTGACGCGGTCCGGGCGGCACGTGGAGATCACCCTGAACGTGAAACGGGCGACTGACCCGTACTACGGCACCGACCCCCTCGGCTCCCCACTGGGCACGATTCCGGCCCTGTACCGGCCCGGCTCCACCCGCTGGTTCGCGGTGCACATCACCCCCAACAACTATGCGCGGGTCCAGGTCCGCAGCGACGGCGGTATCTGGGTCGACAACCCCACCAGCAAGGTCGACGTGGACCGGGTCCTGCGCTGCACCCTCACCTATCTGCTGGAGGTCGGGCGTTGAGCGAGGCGATCCCTGAGGAGCGGCACTGGTTCGGGGGGACACCCGCGGACTGGACCTTCGACGCCGGGCAGGGCAACATCCCGGTCCTGGTCGGTGGTGCCGAACTGACGATGTGGTCGGAGTTCACGGCCGGGACCCGCTACGAGGACCTCCTCGACGACAGCGGCGACACGATCACCAAGGTCATGTCGGGGCAGGGCGGCGGCAGCGGGATCCCGGTCGGGGTCGTGCCGCGCTTCCAGGGCCCGCCCGGCGTCACCGCGCTGTGGGTGGACGGCGGCAAGGGCTACCGGTACCTGCTGGTCGCTACCGACCTGGGCGGCCTGGCCCGCCGCGTCACCATCCTGGAGCAGACCGTCGCGGCGCAGCAGACGCTGCTGTCGTACACCGCGTACGCCCTCAAGTACGACCCGGCCGCCGGTGCATACCCGCCGATCCCCGAGCAGCTGGCCGGCCAGAAGTACCTGCTGTGGATCGGGCCGCCCACGCCGCAGACCGCGCGGGTCAAGGACCTGCACATCCCCACGAAGGAGTAGCCGGGTGCCGATCGCTGTGTCGCAGCTGACGTCGCAGGGGTGGCAGTCCCTGACCGGGGGCGGGTCGATGGAGCCGGCCAGCACCCTGCTGGTAGGCGCCGCGTCCTACCATGCGCCGCTGACGTCCAAACGGTCGTGGACCGAGGTGCTGGAACCGCAGGTCGGCCCCATGACGATCCGCCGGTCGTACGAGTCGGAGGCCACCGGCATCCCCACCTCCTGGGCGGTGAGCGAGGCCTCGATCGACGTCGCGAAGTATGCGTCGGTGCACTCGGTGCGGCCCCCGATCGACCAGTTCATCAGCGGCGCCCACGACGCGCGGCTGCGGACGTTCCTGCGGTCGATCCCCGACGACGGCATGCCCAAGTTCCTCGTCGGCTGGCATGAGGCCGACTCCAAGGTGCGGCGAGGGAACTACACCCGCGCCCAGTACATGACCGCGATCCGCCGGTTCGCCGACATCGTCCACAACGAGCAGATCCCCAACACGTACGTGACGCCGTGCTGGACGGCGTGGCTATGGCACGACCCCGCCAAGGGCGCGGGGCAGCCCGAGCAGTGGTGGCAGGACAGCGTCTACGACGTGCTGAGCGTGGACTACTACGACGACACCCCCTCGGCGATGTTCGACCCGGTGGTGATCTACGCGGCGGCGCACGGCGTGCCCTGGGCGGTCGCCGAAACCGGGTGGACCAGCCAGACGGTCAAAGCCCAACGCATCACCGACACCGCTACCTACTGCGCCACTCACGCCGCCGGCGGCTGGCCGTCGGCGGCGTTCATGTGCTGGTTCGACTCCGACGTCGGGTTCGACGAGGCGGTGGCAGCGCAGGCGTTCACCCCCACCAGCTCTCCGGCGGCGATCACGGCGGCCAACGCGGCCTGCCAGAAGTACTACCGCAACCCCACCACGCTGACCCTGCGGAGATGACCCATGCCCGAGCCCACCTTCCGCGCTGTGGCATCTGGGACCGGCGCCAACAGCGTGAACGTCACGATCCCCTCAGAGGTGCAGGCCAAGGACGGGATGCTGCTGGTGACGTACGCCAACGTCGACTGCACCATCTCCTCACCGGCTGGATGGCTGCCCGCCAAGGCGCAGCAGAGCCCCGAGACAGACGGGATCACCGCGGCCGTGTGGAAACGGGTCGCGGGCGTCAGCGATCCTGGCGCGACGCTCACGATCACCAACGACGGCACCAGCCCGAAGGCTGGCGCGGTCCTGCTCGCCTACTCAGGCGTCGACCTCACCGACATCGTCCACAAGATCAACTCCCGGTTGGACACCGGCGGCACCGCCAGCGTCCCCACCCCGCAAGTCACCACGACCATCGGTGACTGCCGGGTGGTCGAGGTGTGCGTGGACAAGTCCACCTCGACCACACAGTTCACCGCCCGCCCTGCGGGGAGCACCTCCCGAGCGACAGTGATCGGGACGGGCGGCGGGCATCCCGACATCTCGGCCGTGGAACGGGCCGCGACCACGGCCGGCAATTACGGCGGCGGCACCTTCACCTTGGACGCCAACCAGTCATCGGCGATCACCTACACCATCGCATTGGCACCCAAGCTGAACGTGCAGACAGCCCGCCCCCAGTCGGACGTGACGATCGGTGGCTACACCGCCGAGCCCACGGTGGGGACAGGGGTGCCTCTGGCTGCTCGGATCGGTGAAGCCGCCCGCGACGACGCCACCTACCTGCGGTCCCCGGCTGGACCGACCAGCGCGGTGTACGAGGCGCGACTGAACGCCGTGGAAGACCCCGGCGTCGACACCGGATTCTCCTTCACGGTGGTGCTGTCGTCGGGCGGCGGCGCAACCAGCGCTCAGTGCGAAGTGGCGCTGGTGCAGGGCACGACGGTGATCTCCTCGACGACCTTCACCGACCTGCCTGCGACACCAACCGTCTACACCCTCAACGTCACGGCCCTGGAGGCCGCGAACATCAACGACTTCGGTGACCTGCGACTCCGGTTCACCTCGACGGCGTCCTGATGGCCGAGACCCGCATCCACCACGCCGAGCTGCGCGTCCCGACAATCCCCAACGTCCGGATCCACCACGCCGAGCTGCGGCTCCCGCAGGCCGTCGAGGTCCGCGTCCACCACGCCGAGGTAGTCCTCCCCGCGGCACCCACGGCCACCGTCGGGATCCACTACGCCGCGCTGACCCTGCCGGCGGGGGACCAGGACGTCGTTCCCTCGGGCATCAGGCAACTCGGCGGCAACGACGCGTGGTGGGACTTGGAGCTGCGTCAACGCACCAGCACCAACGAGTGGACGTGACCGAAACGCGTCCGAGCAGAGAGGCCACGCATGCCTGACGAACGAGGCCAAGGAGAGGTCATAAGCCGCCTGGACCGCATCGAGAAGCTGATCCGGGCCGGGCTCGCAGCTCGAGGTCGCCCAGGGCGACGCCAACGCACCCATGAACCTGGCCAGGAGGAGGGGAGGCGCGGCGACACCGAAGGCGCAGGCACCGGCGGCCGCGGACCGCGAGACGCCCTGAGACAGGCCGCGTACCGCCTCGGCCGACGCGGCGCATTCCTCAGCCTCCACGGCGTGGCCTGGATCTCCTACGGCGTCGGCATCCTGATCGACCCCGCTTTCGGGGTGAAACGAGGCCTCGGCTGGACCGCCTCCGTCGTCCCGTTCACGTGGCTGGCCGTCCTGTGGATCGGTTGCGGCCTCGCCGCGCTCATCTACGCGCCGCTTCGCCGCCCAGGCCGTGACGGGCACGGGTTCGCGCTCATCATGATCCCGCCCGCGTTGTGGGCGATGGCCTACCTGCTGGGGATCGGAACTTACACGCGCGGCGGTTTCAACGCCGTCGTCTGGGTCGCTGTAGCCGGATCGACGGTGATCGTGGCCGGGATGCCCGAGCCGCGATCGGCGCAGCGGGAGCGTGATAGATGACGCCTGCGATCTGGTCTGCGCTCGGCGTCATCGGAGCGGCTTTCGTTGCCGGCCTGTTCGGGTGGGTGACACAACGGCAGGTCAGAGCGTTGGGCTCCCGCGCGGAAGACCGAAGTGATTTCGCTGAGCTTCGCGAGGCGTGGCGCGAGGAGAACAAGGGGCTCCGCGAGCGCCTTCAAAGCCTGGAGCAGGCCCAGGCGGACGACCGGCGGGCCCAGGCGGACGACCGGCACATCATCGCGACCGCGCTCCGCTACATCTCCCAGATCACGCACCAGATGCGCGCGGGCGGGCTGGAGCCACCACCGTTGCCGGCCGAGCTCGCCGACCGGATGCGGGAGTACTGATGCCACTCGTCGCCAAAGGAGGAGCAGTGCCCGAACTGACCTACGGTGTGGACGTCGCGTCCTACCAGGGGAAACCATCCTGGCCGTCGGTGCACGCTGCGGGGATCCGGTTCGCGTTCTCCAAGGTCACCGAGTCCACGAACTACACCAACCCCACCTGGTCCCACAATCGGGCGGGGATGCGCGCGCTCGGCGGCGGGTTCCTGCCGGGCGGATACCACTTCCTGCACGGAGGCAACGGCGCCGCTCAGGCCCGCTACTTCCTCGCCAAGGCCGGAAGCGTGTCCGACCTCGCCGTCGCCCTGGACGTTGAAGCGTCCGGCGCCGACGCCGCCACCGCACGCGCCTGGGTGGCCGAGTTCAAGCGCCTCACCGGCGGCCACCCGGTGATCGGCTACTTCCCGCGCTGGTACTGGGAATCCCATGGAAGGCCCGACCTCAGCTTCTTCGACACGATCTGGCAGTCCCACTACGTCACCGGCGCCGGCTCGCCGGCCGCCCTCTACCGGAAGGTTCCGGCGGCCTGGTGGGCACCGTTCGGCGGCGAACCCATCTCGATCCTTCAGCACTCGTCCAACGGCACGGTGCCAGGCATCTCCGGCCGCTGTGACGTCAACACCTTCCGCGGCTCGCTCGCGGAACTGAGGGCGCTGGCCCTCGGCACTCACCAGGAGGACGACGACGTGCCCATCCGCAGCGGCTACGGCAAGACCAAGCCCCAGACCTTGAAGTGGGGCGACTTCACCCGCCTCAACTGGGACACCACCTACGCCGACCCGACCAACGCCCACTCCAAGCCGGACAAGGACCACCCCGACGGCTATCCCGGCTACGTGTCCCCGGCGTCGACCTGGGCGGACGTCGACGCGGTCGTCCGCATCGAGGGCCTGGCCGCGGGCGACGAGTACCAGCTGCGGTTCGAGGTCCACGACTGGAAGGACGGCAAGTCCGCCAGGGCCTGGCACGAGGTGCGCGCCGACGGCAACGCCACGGGCGGCGCCCAGATCGCCACCGCGTCCATGCCGAAGGAGCTCAGCAAGGGCCAGCACCTGTACGTCGCGGTCGCGGTGTTCCCCGCCGGAGGGAACGCCAGCACCCGGCGCGCGCCGCGCGCGACGTCGGGACGGTGGACGGTCCGCCAGGACCAGGGCTGACACCTATAGCCGCCTGCTGACGGACGCAGACGGCCCCAACCGCACAGAAGACCTGTGCGGCCGCAGACACGGGCGGCACCAGGCCGCCCCCTTTGCCCCCTCGGAGGCCCCCATGAAGATCCTCGGCCGCGACCCGGCCACCATCCTCGCGTTCCTGTCCGCAGGCCTGCAGATGCTCGTCGCGTTCGGCCTCGACTGGTCCGACACCCAGACCGCCGCGGTGAACGCCGGCGCCGCCGCCGTTCTCGGCCTGGTCACCGCGTGCCTGGTGGCGCGGGACCAGATCCTCCCGGCTGTCCTCGGGCTCACCCAGGCGGCCCTGACGGTCGGCCTGGCGTTCGGGCTCGGCTGGTCCGCGGATCAGTGCGCCATGCTGATGTCGTTCGTCGCGGCCGGCGTCGGCCTGTTCGGTGTCCGACCGAACGTGCAGGCGATCGTGTCCGACACCGGGGACCTGGTCCCGCGCGAGCTGCCGTACCGGCGCGCGGCCTGACCCTGCCAGCTCCCGAAAAGCAGACTGCCCCCCGTTCCTTCACCGGGCTGCCGGTGAAGGAACGGGGGGCTTTCTGTCGTTTCAGGGACCGGCCGGAGCCTGTCCGGGCTGCTCCCTACCGGCCGGGATCTTCTCCGTGGGCAGGCTGATGGTCGCGTGTAGGCCGTGCTCCTCCTCATGGAGGGTGAGGATTAGGGTGACCTCGTCCGGCTCGATGTCGCCGTCCTCGCCGGGGCGGGCGTCGGTGGCCACCCGGCAGACCCGGAACGGCAACCGGGTCGGGCCGCTGCGGCGGGCGCGGCGGACGGCGAGGGCTGCCAT